CGACAGCGATCCGCAGGGCACGACCGAGTTGATCGGTCGCTTGACGCCCAACACGGTTCCGCTCGAAGCACGTGGTGCGGACGAGCCGACCGATGAGGTCGATCAGTCGGCGTACCCGCAGGACTGGGTCCCGGAGGTCGCGGCACGCGCGGCGCGCCGTGGCGGACGAGTTCACGGAGAGGAGTGAGTCATGGGCGAAGTCATCGCAAGCTATGACCCCGGTGCAGATATCACCTGCCAGCATACGGCAGGAACAGTCGGCGGTCGTGGTGTTAGCGTTCCGGTCGCACGCAACACCGGCGGTCCGGCGGGCATCAGCGATTTGGGCGACGGGTTGCTGGTCGTCACCAATCCGGCGGCCGGTGCGCCGATCTTCGGTGTCACGAGTCATGACGTCGCAGCCAATGGCCGCGTCAACGTCATGCGCTCGCCGAAGGTCGTGCCGATGGAGGCGGCAGCTAATGTCGCGATTGGCGCCGAGGTCATGGTCGATACGACGGGCAAGGTCCTGACAAGGACCGCTGGTAATGCCGTCATTGGCCGCGCTCTGACGGCCGGTGCTGCTGGTGGCGCGTTCCCGCAGATCGAACTGTTCTCCGGCGGCGCACTGACGCTCACATAGAAAGGAATGAAGATGAGTGCAGAAAATGGTACCATCGCGGTGGCAGAGTTCGACCCTGTGCTTGCCGAGTTTGGTAGCCGGGTTCACTTCGAGCCGCAGTTCGTCGATCTGGGTAATGGCTACTTCGCTCTCAGCTCGGGCGAGGAGATCATCGCTCAGGTTCCGGTTCCGGCGCAGGTCGCCCATCCGCTCGGACCGCCGACTCTCAGCGGCACGACGATCACGGTCGACATCATGCTGCGGCAGCCGGTTCGCATCACGCGCATGATCATGGACATGACGCTCCAGCGGTTCGTTGCCGACCGGATCTTCTCGTCCGGTGGCGGCGTGACCGGTGGTGCGGTCGTCTACGACTCGGTGGAGGCCAACGACCTCTACACGACTCGTGACGTCGAGCGTGTCAGCCCTGGCGCCGAGTTCCCGATCATCACGAGCGCACGGCGCGTTCCTGGCGTGGCGGAAGTCGAGAAGTGGGGCGGCAAGGTCTGGATCTCTGACGAGGCCCGCGACCGCAACGACTCGACGCTGTTCACGAATCAGCTACGGCAGCTGGGCAACACGATCGTGCGCAAGATCAACGCTCGTGCGATCCAGGTGCTCGAAGCGATGTTCACGGCGTACCCGACACGCGTGATCGCATCCAAGAGCCAGGCGGCGGGTGGCTGGGATGCCGTCACTCCGTACGGCGCGACGCCGACAATCCCGGGCGCATGGCCGGCTGCTGACTTCGCGGCGGCTGCTGAGATCGCTGAGACTGACGAACTCGGCATGCGCTACGATCTGTGGATCCTCAACCCGCAGAACTACACGGATCTGCTGCTGCTCTACGGCGGCGACGGCATTCAGGAACTGCTGTCTACGCTCGGTCTGGAAATCTACGTCACGAACCGGGTGCCTGTCAACACGGCCTACGTCGTGGCGGCCGGCCAGGTCGGCCAGATGCGGACGGAGCAGCCGCTCGGTACGGAGACATGGCGTGAGCCGAACCGGCAGCGTACGTGGGTGCAGTCGTCGGTCCGCCCGCTGATGTTCTGCGACAACAGGTTCGCAGCGCTCAAGTTCACGAACCTGAAGGGTTAGGTTATGGCTGATCTCAAGCCCGTTCGCGTCAAGATCCGTCAGGTCGATTACTACACAAAGGGAGAGAATGCCCTGGGGGAAGAGGTTATGGTCGTGAAAACGGCCTATGGTCCCGGGATGCCGCAGAATGATCCCTCTGGGTACCCGGACCTCGACCCCGAGTCGCAGGAGTACAAGAACAAGTTGAGTGACTTCCAGAAGGGAGAACTCATCGAACTCCAGCCGCGCGCCTACGAGGGTTTGATCACAAGTGGCGCGGTGGCCGACGTCAAGACTGACGAGTCCACTGGCAATGAGGTCGAGGAACCGGATGAGGAGTTCCTCGACGTTCATACCGCCAGCGTCGAGCAGTTGGCCGAGTGGATCAGGGAAGAGCGGCCGACGGTGAATGACGTCGTGCAGGCGAGCGACGGCGACGCCGATGTCGCTCAGAAGCTCTTGTCGGCCGAGAGCCAGGCTCAGGATGGCGAACCAAGGAAGGGAGTCGTGGATGGACTCTCGGCCGTGATCCAGCGCGCCGCGCCGGAGGAGGAGCCAGCGTAAGATGTCTACCCCAGCCACGCCGATTGTGCCGTTGCCCGATGGGTTCCGCCCCACGACGCGCGAGGTTGCGGTTTTCATCAAGAACAGGACGGTAGACCAGTACAACAACTACGTCGGTGACTTCACAGGAGACACGGTCGTTACCGACGAGACTGTTGACGACCTGATCGACAGCGCGGGCAGTCTTGTCCTGTCGGCTTTGCATTGGGACCCCGACGCTCCGAACGTCGTGGGTTACAATGTTGATGCCGCACGGGGTTTGATCGCTCTACTGACGGCAATCTTCGTTGAGCTAACAAAGTTCAGTGAACAGATTGCCCGCGGTGTCAGTCCGTACACCTACCTCAAGGAGATGTTCGACGGGCAGCTGGCACAAAAACAGGGTGAGCTTGGAATTACATCCTCGACCGATTCAGGACTCGGTCTATGGGATCTAGTTGCTAAGCAATCTAACAAAGCAAAGTTCCAGTTCCCTGACGACCCGATGGTGAACTGGCGAACGGCGCTCTAATGGACATTAGCATCAACATCGCTCCGCGTCGCATCGAGGACTTCATCTTCGAGATTGAAGTGATTGCTGAGCGTGCCGATGATCTGTCTCCGGCGTTTGAGGAGATTGCGGGCAAGCTGCTCAACCGCGAGCGGCGTATGTTCGAAACCCACGGTGCATCCTCGGGCCGATATTGGGCGCCGCTGAAACCAACCACAATCAAGAGCAAGCGGGCGGAAGGTCGCCCCTACCCAGCGAGGCCGCTATGGGCAAGTGGAGAGCTGATGAGAAGCTTGAGCGAGAGGGGTGCACGTTATCAGATACTAGATATCTCAGAGGACAGCTTCGTCTTTGGGACTACGCATCCATCGGCGGAGTTCCACGAGAGCGGCACCAGGCACATGCCGCGCCGTCCGCCGGTCGTGATTCCGGCGAAGCACGCGAAGGAGTACATCAACGACATCAAGGATTGGATCTTTCACGGTGAGGCATGATGCCTGATCAGAAGTTCGGCCCACTGATTAGCTTCGCGGATGTTGAGCAAGGATTGCTCTCGCACATCGAGCTATGGATTGATGCCTGGCTTGCGGCACGCGAGCGCAAGGTTGGCATCATTCCTGGAACGATTGCTCGCCCGCGCAGTTACATCACGAAGCAGACGTTCACCGCGTTGCCCGGCGAGGATCAGACGCCGTGCGTAATCGTAGTGAGCGACGGCTTCACAGAGAACAGCGAGCGGCACGGGGACAGCTCGCACGACATCTATCTGCGGATGGGAGTCGCTGCGATCGTGCAGGGCACAGAGGCCGTTCAAGCCCGCGAGTTGGCCGGACACTATCAGGTTGCGCTGCTTGGGCTGCTCTTGAAGAAAAGAACGGTCATGGGCGGCAGAGCTGTCATGAACGAGTGGCGGGATATGCGCATGGACGATCTGGACGAGGAGGCGGTCGGTCGCTCGCTGTCTGCTGTTCGTCTGGAACTCTCGTACTGCGTGCGGGACTTCGTGAATGAGTACGGAGGACCGGAAACCGTGCCTGACGTACCGTATGACCCGCAGCCGGACTTCGGTCAAGTCCAGACACACGAAGAGATTGTGGAGGTGAAGTCTTGAAATTCTACGTCAGTGTAGATGCTAGTCCCGAAACGCTCGCTTCTGGACAGCCTTTGATCCCTGGTGAAACCATCAATTTGAAAGCGGAGGAAGTCAAGGACGAGCACAACAAGCGCATCATCGAGAGCGGTTCGCTGATCGAGGTCAAGGAAGAGAAGTCAGGAGGTGGTGATAAGTGAGGCCTGGAGTCAACGTTTCCATCAGGGATAGCGCGCCGCCAACCGCAGTCCCGACCGATGTCGGAACGGGGTTCATGCTCGGCGTCGTCGAGTCTGGACCGAATACATGCAAGCCCGCCGATGTCGTCCATAACATGGAGGAGTACGAGGCCAAGTGGGCGTACAGCGCGCGCAACTACGCGGCCGCCATCACAGCGTACGACTGCGCTGAGACGTACTTCAGGGAAGGTGGCAGCAGGTTGTACGTCGGTCGTGTGTCTGGACCGGCGGCGGCGAAGGCGACGATCCCGATTCCGGGGTCCACCTTGGTCGTTTGGAACGCCGACGCGATCGGCAATGGCGAGTACGGCAACGACCTCAACGTCGAGATCAGGACGACGACTCAGGATGCGTCGATTCCGGCAGGCAACTACCGGATTCGTGTCAAGACGGATGGTGGTACGATTCTGGAGGAGAGCTACGATCTAGCCGACAAGACGGCCGGAGCGAACTGGGCAAAGGGTTACTCCAAGTACATCGTCCTGAGGGATAATACTCAGACAACGAATCCGGTCGCCGGGACCTACTCCCTGGCAGGCGGATCGAATGATTCGGCCAACGTCGTTACTGCTCAGTGGCAGGCCGCTGCGCTCGCGCTGACCTCGGACCTCGGTCCGGGCATCGTGTTCGCTCCCGGTCTGACGACGTCGGCCGGACAGGCTGCTATCGCGGCGTCAATCGTCGGGCAGGCGCGCGCCGCGTTCCTCGATGGCGTTGACACGGCGACGGTTGCTACGTTGACAGCGATGCCGCCAGCGGTGATCGATGGTGTCGATGGCAGGAGTCGCTATTGCGGCCTGTTTGCTCCGTACCTGATCATTCCAGGTCTGACGGTCGGTTCGACACGGACGATCCCGCCCGCCGCTGCCGTGGCCGGCGTGTTCGCAAGGAACATGGCGGGAGGCATCAGCCCGAATGAGCCGAGCGCAGGTGAACTTGGCAAGTTCAATACGGTGCTCGCTCTCACGCAGAGCTACACTGACGCGAGCCGCCAGACTCTGAACAGTGCAGGAGTCAACGTCATCCGAGACATCTACGGCGACCGCAAGGTCTACGGTTGGCGGACGACGGCCGATCCTGTTCTCGATTCGCGCTGGCTGAACCTCGGCAACAGCATCATGGTACGTTCCGTGACGGCGCAGGCCGGTGCTGTTGGTGAGCGGTTTGTGTTCAGGCAGATCGACGGCCAGGGCATCTTGATCAGTCAGTTCGGCGCAGCGCTGGCAGGTGAGGTTTGCGCACCGTTGTTCTTCGCGGGCAGCCTGTACGGAGACAGTCCGTCGGAGGCGTTCAACGTTGATGTCGGACCGTCTGTCAATACTCCGGCGACGATCGCCAATGGCGAGCTACGCGCGGTCATCAGCATGCGTATGTCGCCGTTCGCGGAGGAAGTCAGGATCGAGATTGTCAAGTACCTCGTCACCGAGAGCCTCGCGGCCTAGGAGGGTGGTGTAAATGCCAGCTGATATGTCGACAGCAGGAGCACGCAACAATAGCATCTCTGTCACGATTGATTACCGTGGCACAGTCAAGGACCTGGGTATCTGGGATACCTGGGAGGGTGGCGGGATTACCGCCGAGAACACAAAGCACCGGCGCGGTGGCATGGGTAAGCAGGTTGCCATCGGCGGAGCGACGACGATCGACGACGTCACGATCACTAGGGACTACGATCTTACACGAGATCACCTTGGTGCTTGGGGCGACGCACCGGACCTTGCGCATTGGCTGTCAGAGGCAGTCGGTCGTGCCAAGGTTACGGCATCCAAGCAGTATCTGGACGAGGAGGGCGTTGGGTTCGGAAAGCCGATCATCATCACGGGTATCCTGATCGGATACACACAGCCGCCATCCGACTCGGATTCGAGCGATATCGCCATGGTCGAAATCGTTATCAATCCGAACGGCGCGGTTACGTAGCACATCGGAGGCCACAAAATGGAAGAGCACGCGGAAGGGATCGACACAATCGGGACCTCGGTCAACGGCGCTCGCGCTCAGTCACTTCTGGAAAGAGCGGAACAGAAGCGGCAGGAGCGCGAGAGCAGTTTGTTCCTGGACATTCCGTCCTGGGACGGCGATCTGATCGGAGAGTATCGGATTGTTCCACAGCAGGAACTCAACAAGGTAGCGGAGCGGGTTGCACGACGTGTGCGCTCCGGCGACCGTGATTCGGCTAAGGGTGACATCGACCTAATCGTGATGGCGAATGTCGGCCTGTACGTGCGCGACCCGGAGTCTGGTGATCGCGTGCCGATCGAGGACGAGGCGGGCATCGTTGGCTTCGACCGCATCGCCATGGTTCTGGGCAAGGAGGAACTCATCAAGTCGAACGCCGACGCTGTTCGTTATCTGACGGCCGAGCGCAACGACAAGAACGGAACCTGGATCGACAACGTCGTCGCAATCGGTATTCACGCGCAGTCTATCAGCAGGTGGATGCGCGACCCTAGCAAGCGCACGATTGATTTGGAGGAACTGCTGGGGGAATTGTGAGCGACGAGGAACTCACGTTCTACGCGTCGGCCGCGCTCTCCGGGATTGATCCAGTAAAGTTCATCAGGACAAGTGACGAACTTGAAATGGCATTCCTAACCCTCGTCGCTAACAAAGCCATAGAGCTATCCGACCTACGACAAAGGAACCAGGCTGCGCATATCATAAACGCTTTGGCAGGTAGTTTGGAAAAGGGCCATAGGCAGAAGTCAGGCAACAGCACGGCGACAAGGACTAGGTAATGGCCGTACGCGAGCGCATCGAAGCAATGTTGAAGGTGAAGGATGTTGCTCGCTTCAAGGGTGGCATGAAGACCGCTGCCAAAGCGGTAAAGGAATTTGGTCACGATGCCGAGGCGACCGCTGCGCAGCTGGCACTGTTGCGGTCGATCGACAAAAGACTCGAGCATCAGACAGAGGCGCTCGCTGCGTCGATGGTAGTCGCTAAGCATGAGGTCAACGACCTCGGCGACGAGGCAGTCAAGACGGCTGCCAAGGTCGGCGTCCTCAGTCGTACTATGGGGTTGGTTCCTAACGTTGTAAAGAAGAACCTTACAAGTTGGAGGTTTTGGAAGGACCGCCTGAGCCTAACGCGCTCCGAGATTCTGACGACCGCTTTGACACTCGGCTTGTACCTAGCACCGGCTTTGATCTCTGTCGGGTCAAGCGCAGCGGCGGCGGCGATTGGTGGCGGAGCGGTTGCGGGCGGTGGCATCGCCTCGTTGATCTTCGGACTGGTAACGCTTGGAACCGTTGCCAAGAAGGCTTCTGATCAGATTAGCAAGATCCAGAAAGCGCAGGACGCTTACACTCTAGCCGTACAGCAGTTCGGCAAGGGTTCGGCCGAGGCAGCGCGCTCAGCCGGCCATCTGTACGCAGTTATCCAGACGCAAGGCGGTAAGCCGGTCTGGGAGGCTCAGCGCGCACTGGCGAAGTTGAAGAAGACATGGGGCGACCTAACGCTCGGCGCTCGCTTCCAAATGTTCAGGACGCTGACAGAGGGAGCAAAGTCGTTCCAGAGGGTCATACCGACGATCGCCACCGAGACAAACAAGATGGCGCGTTCGTTGCATAGCAGCCTTACCCAAGCGTTCGCCGCAATCAGCGGACCCGAGTCTCAGGGCATATTCAAAACGCTCGGCGAAACGTTCCGCGGTATGAGTGGACCGGCGATCCGTGGCTTCACAAACCTTTGGTTTGTTCTTGGACGCATTTTCAAGGCAGTCTCTCCCTGGGTGATAAGGACTGCCAAGGCGTTCGAGCACATGACGATGAGCTGGCGGCGAGGTACAAGGGACGGCGGCAAGGTCAAGAATACCGTCGATGATCTCGTTGGTAACTTCAAGGCTTGGTGGGGTCTGATCAAGGCGGTCGGCCGCACCTTGGGCATTGTCTTTAGTGCCACGCACGATAAGGGTCGTGATCTAGTTCTCCGAGTTACAGCCTTGGTGAACAAGTTCAATGACTGGTTGCAGATGTTCAAGGACACCGGTCAGTTTGATCGTTGGTACTCTAAGTACCTTGAGCAGCTGAACAAGTTGAAGGATTTCATTAGCCTAGCGCTTACCGACCCGGGCAAGGCTTTTGATCACGGCGTCGATGTTCTTATGAAAGCTTTGATGAGGGGCATTGATCGATGGATGCCTGCTATTATGGATGCGATTGCCCGCGCATTTGTAACACATGCCCCGCATGTAGCTTCATCATTCTTGGGAGCCTTCTTTGCGGCATCGGCTTGGGCTAAGTTCCTTACGGTCACATTCCTGCTCGGGAGATTTGGAGCATTCAAAGCTCTTGGCGGAGCTGTTGGCACAAAGTTTGCCGGGCCATTCGTTAGGAACTTCCTGATTGCGGCGTTCCCGAGGCTCACAGCTGCGTTCGCCGCCGAGGGCGCCCTTGGTATAGCGTTCGCCTCTTGGGGTACAACGGCAGGCAAGGTTTTCAGTGCGGCATTCGCCAGGGCATTTCTGCCAGTTGCTATTGCGCTTGGTCTGTACGAGGCGGGTAAGAGTATCCCTGGTACTGTCGGCAGTATCAAGCATGGTGGCGAGAGTGCGCTCGAAAGTTTCAAGAAGCGGGTTCAACGCGGTTTGGGGAAAGCTGGTGTAGGTAAGCAGGCTGGCGGCACGATCCCCTGGGGTACGCAATCAATCGTTGGCGAATCGGGGCCGGAACTAGCCACAGCGGGCGTATCCGGACTTCATATATCGCCGATGTCTGTTCCAAGCGGGCGAGCCGCTCCTATTCAGCCAATGAGCGTAAACGCGATGTCGGTATCCGATTTCATGCCGCCCGTTCACGTGCATGTGAACGTCGAGCGCAGAGAGATCGCCAAGGCCGTCGCAGACTTCAACGACTACCGTCGAGCCCGTCGGGGTGAGCGCTAATGGCTGCTAAGAAACAAAAGGAACCACTGGTCCCGAGCGCGCTCGATAAGTTCTTCATCCAGAGCATTGAGGATGATACGGTCTTTGAGGCGTACTTCGGAGATGGTTCTCCGACCGTGACCGACGGCTACGGCGGCTGGCAGGTAACGGCGCGGCCAAAGGATGTCGGGATTGTCGAATGGATCGGGCGCAACCCGATGCAGATTGAGATTCCGTTCCTGATTGATAATTGGCTGGACGATCCGAGCGACAACCCAGGAATCGAAACGGAGCGGCAGGTCAGCAATCTGGAGTCGCTTTGCGGGATCGGTGGGCATGCGATGCCGCCGCCCTGTCTAGTGCATGGGAACGGCGTTATCCCACACGACGAGGCGATTGCGAAGGGCGCGAACCGCTGGGTAGTCGAAAACGTGTCGTGGGACAGAGAGCGCGAGTTCCGCAGTCCAAAGTCTCAGCGCCGCATTCAATGCGGAGGCACTATCACGATTCGGCAGTACATCGTATCGACGGACTTCCTGGCGCAGTTCAGCAAGTACCAGCGAGCCGGGTCGAAGAAGCCGCACAAACCGTACCTTGTGAAGAAGGGTGATACTCTGCACAAGATCGCGGCGAAGGTCTATGGCGAC